TTTTATTTATCCGACTGAGGAGGACGCCAAGACCCATTGCAGCGATTACACGTTGAGGCAGGTTTACATCCGCGAAGTCGTTCCTGTCGAGTGGAAGCCTTGGACCGTCGAAATGGTGCGGAATCACAAGAACTTTCAAGAAACTGTCGATGCTCACAACGCAGAGATGGAAAGGGTGACGCGATGAGCAAGAGTCTCTACCACGATCAGATTCTCGATCTCCTGTCTGACGGTTTGGAGCGCACGGTCGAGGAGATCCGCAAGGCAGTTGATGCTCCAGCCGGGGCGCGAATGCATCACATCTTGTCGGAGATGCTGACGTTCGCAAGCCAACGGAGATACCCATATCGGCTCCGGTCGAGGAGGATCTGCGGGAAGATTTACTACCGTTACGTCCTGCGCACTCCAAAGCCATGAGCGAGAAAGCACCGAAGCGAACTCGGTCATCCTGGTTCGCGTTCTACGCGGACGATTACCTCGGTGGGACGAGGGCAATGTCCCTGTCCGCTAGGGGAGCGTTTGTCGATCTGCTGGTCTACCAGTTCGCCCATGATGGCATCCCCAACGATGACCGCATGGTCTGCCGGATTCTTGGCGCATTCCCTGACGAGTGGGAAACCATTCGCGATGAGGTCTTCGACAAGTTTCCGCTCTCTGAGGATGGTCTTCGGCGGAATCCGCGCATGTCAAAAGAGCGGGATGAGCGGGAAGGAATCCGCAGCAAAAGGGTCGAAGCTTCGCAAAAGGGAAACCAAGTGCGATGGCAAAAGGCTCCCAAATGCGATCCCAAACCTGTCCCAAGTGCGATCCCAAATGCGATCCCAAATGGGACTGTTTTGGGAATCGCGACCACGACCCCGACCACTACCACAGAATCTTCTAACGAAGATTCAGTTTCGCTCGCGAAGGAAGGACGATCCTTGGATTCGATTTCCGCTCGCCTCGCCATCCCGGTGGAGAACCTCATCGCTCACGGCAAAGCTGTCGGACTGACTGAGGCGGGAGTGCGGAGTTGGGCGGATTCGCGAGTCTCATCGAACTGGTGCAACCCGAAAGGGCGACCACTGACCCTCATCACCTGGCCTGCGGATCTTCAAAGCTTCGCTGCCGTCTTCAACCAAATCTCAAACAAAACGAACAATGGAAAAAATCATTCAAATCACAACCGCAACGATGGAACAGCTAACGCAGGTCGAGCGAGTGCCTTCGGTGACCTTGGAAAGCGTATGCCCTAACTATGACCCTAGCTTTCATTCTGAGAGCGCGGGAGCAGTGTCCGCTGTCCTGACCTTCCTCGAGTCTACAAACGCAGGAGACGGCAAATGGTGCGCCTTAACGGGCGTGTCAGGAGTCGGGAAGACAATGTTGGCTCGATCTGCGCACCAATACCTCAAAAAGAGGGGAATTCGGTCTCATTTCATGCGGTGGATCACCATCGTGGACTACATGCGCCGGGGTGACTTTGGCGTGATCGACCATGTCTGCGATGCCCAGGTTGCGTTTATCGATGACATTGGCGCGGCGTATGAATCGGCTTTGAGCAAAGCGAAGATCCTTGAAATTGCGGAACGGCGCATGGGCAAGGCAACCTTTTGGACGAGCAACCTGACGCTCCAGCAGATCGCGGAGCAGGTCGATGTTCGCGTAGCTTCTCGCATGGTGCGGGATGGGAACCGCGTGTTTGAGTTTCGGGATTGTCCTGATTGGTCGCTCGCGAATTACAAGTGAACGGATGAAGGTTTTAATCGCCTGCGAGTATTCCGGCACTGTCCGCGATGCATTCACCGCCCTCGGCCATGAGGCGATGAGTTGCGATCTCCTGCCAACTGATCGTCCTGGGTTCCATTACCAAGGTGATGTTCGCGATGTTCTGCGTGATGGATGGGATCTGATGATCGCGCATCCGCCATGCACCGATCTTGCAGTGTCTGGGGCAAGGCATTTTGCGGAAAAGATCGCAGACGGCAGGCAGCAAAGGGCTTTGGATTTTGTGAGACTCCTGCTTGATGCGCCGATTGAGCGCATTGCCTTGGAGAATCCGATTTCCGTTATCTCCAGCAAAATCCGAAAGCCTGACCAAATCATTCAGCCTTGGCAGTTTGGGCATGGCGAGACAAAGGCGACATATCTGTGGCTTAAAAACCTGCCTGCTTTAGTTCCAACTGATGTTGTCGAGGGTCGCGAGCAACGGATCTGGAAGCTTCCGCCAACAAAGGATCGGTGGAAGATACGAAGCACCACGTTCCAAGGCGTTGCCAATGCAATGGCAGAGCAGTGGGGAGGCAAACTAATTTAGTGACTTGACAGGTTAGGTTTGACGGTAAGCATCAAGAGAAATGAACGACGAAAGCAACAAGTTTACTTGGGAGGAACTGGATCTGATCCGTTACTACCTCGTCGAGAACAAGAAGGAGTTCAGTGAGTTCGTCACTGAGTTTGGCGATGATGAGGACGTTGTCGAGGAGATCCTCTCGAAACTCTGGGGAGCGATGGAAGAACTGGTATGAGCATTCCCGGTGACAGCAACCTCACCGTGAGGCAGGCGCGATTTGCCGAACTCTACCATCGATACGGCAATGGCACTCGGGCTTATGGGGAAGCTGGGAACATTGCGAAAACGGACGAAGGGAACTATCCGGCATGGGTAACGGTTGAGTCCTGCCGCCTCCTCCGAAATCCTAGCGTCAGGGCTGAGATCAATCGGCTCATTGGAGACGCGCAAGCTCTTGCGTCAATGACCGTGGACGAACTCCTAGATTTCCATGCAACCGTTGTCAAAACTCCGGTTGGCGAGGTTGGGCCGGATTCGCCTTTGTGCGAGGAGTATGAGGTCAAGCCGGATGGGACGGTCAAGGTGAAGATGGTTTCAAAGGTCGCATCGTCGCGGGAGATCGCTCGACTGACGGGCATGGACTCACCGCAGAAGGTCGAGATCTCCGCGGAGAACGAGTTCCTCGGGATGCTCGCGGCACTGACCCAATCTAAAAACGATTAATTTATGGCAATCAAAAAAACGCACGATGTCGTTGCTACTGTCGGAACCTACAAAGACCGGGACGGCAACGAAAAGAAACGATACGTCAACTGCGGCTCCGCATTCTTGGATGACTCAGGGCGCATGTCGATCAAGCTGGAAACAATCCCGGTCTCACCGGAATGGTCTGGTTGGGTTTCGCTCTATGCGGTCGAGAAGCGGGACGCTCCCGCGCCTGCTGCCGCTGATCGCTATCGAGGTGCGCCAAATGGACCGGACGGCGAGGACATTCCGTTTTGACCATGTCGCCTGAGATCCAGGCACTGAGGGATCGCTTGTCCAACAAGGATTGGCGGATGCGCCACCTGTATCTGATCCTCGACGAGGAGGGCAGGACGGTTCCGTTTGTGATGCGGGGCGAGCAGGAGCAGTTCCTGCGGGAGAGGCATAACCGGAATTTCATCCCGAAAGCTCGAAAGCTCGGGATGTCTACTGCCATCGTCCTTGCCAACCTTGATGACTGCATTTTCAACGGCAACCTGGCGGCAGGGATCATCGATCTTACCAAGGACGATGCCTTCGCCAAGCTCTCGATGGCAAGGTTCGCATGGGCATCTGGACCGTTGCATCCAGATCCTGCTATCGGCGCACTTTGGAAGTCACTGCACAAAGCCAATCCGCTCGAAAAGGACGCCGGGGGCGAGATGGTCTGGCGCAACGGATCGAGGATCACGGCAGGTGTAGCCTTCACGGGCCGCACTCCGCAACGTCTGCACATATCGGAATTCGGTCCGATCTCAGCGAAGTTCCCGGCCAAGGCGACAGGGATCAAGCGAGGCGCATTCAACTCACTTCCTCCCGGCGGGATCATCGACATCGAGACAACGATGGAAGGTGGACAGTGGGGCGAGTGTTACTCGATCTTTCAGCTATCCCTTGAGGCGGCGAAGTTCGATTCCCTCACGCCATTGGATTGGAGATTACACTTCTTTCCATGGTGGGGGCATCCATCCTACGTCCTGCCGGGAGTCAAACCTGGTAGAGCGGAGACCTTCGAATATTTCGAAGGACTGAAAACCAAATACGGCATTGAGATCCCGCTCGACCGTCAGGCATTCTACGAGCGGCGTAAAGCAGAGCAGGGCGAGGAGATGTGGCAGCAGTTCCCGTCTGTCATCGAGGAGGTGGACAGGCAGATCGTTCCCGGCCAGATCTACCCAGAAATGAAGACGTTGCGCTCGACTAAGCGAGTGTCGGAGTTCGCCCAAGAAAAGGGATACCCGATTTTCACTTCATGGGATCTGGGATCGTCCGACAACATGGCAGGTTCGCTGATTCAGCCAGCCGGGAAGGCCCATAACTTCCTCGCCGGATGCGTAGGTGAGGGCGCAGGAGCGGCAGGAGTCGCGGAGGTGATCCGCAAGTGGGAAGAGCAATTCGGCCCGATCCTCACGCATTTTTTGCCGCATGATTGCGAGATCACCGACAAAGGATCAGGAAAAACCTACCTCCAACAACTGGTCGAGTGCGGCATTCCGCGCAAAAGCATTGCCGTTGTCCCGCGCATTCCCGATCTGTGGGTGGGCATCGATGAGGTTAGGCGCATCCTCCCTAACTGCTGGTTTCACTCGCGCATGGATGAGCCGATCTTCTCGGAGTCTGGTGCGAAACTGCCCTCGCTAGTGGGAAGGCTGGAAGGCTACCGGAAAAAACTCGACTCCTCGACCGGCATCGTGAGGGATTTTCCCGTCCACGATCTCTGCTCGCACTACGCCGATTCTGTCCGCACTTACGCCGAAGCACTGTCGAGGGGATTGGTGCGCGGGAACGTCCAACGAGTTGCTGCCGCGCAGGTGGTTAGTGGCTTTCGAGGTGCGGCACAACCCCAACGCAAGCAGGCAAGAGTCCTATCATGACTCCGTTTGAATCTGCCAGAGCAACGCATGAGGGATACGGCATCGAGCCGTTCCACCAGGCGCTAGCGGCGCACTTAGCGCATGGGGTTGTCATCTCGACCGCAGAGGTTTTTCTGTTGGCGCGACCAGTTGATACGAGGGCGCGGCACGTTAAGTTTGATGACCCTGCGTATGTGTTTGACAACCCTAACTGCTGGCACTGCTACCTAGCAGCGGGGGATATGACGCAGTTCGGGAGGTATATCCCCTACGAGCTGCCGTTTATTTCCTACGTGAAAAGAAACCGCTTGCGCATTTTACCTTTGACGCAAACCACGTTTCTTCATGGGTGGAAAAAGCAAACTCGCAAAAGCGCAGTCTCAGGCTAACGCAATCGCTGAAAAGGGTCTTAAACAACAAGCAAAAGCTGCTAAAGCAGCAACCCGAACAGCTAATCGAATAGCTACTCAAGCCGCAAGACAGGACCAGCAAATTGCGGCGGATCAGTCGAACGCTCTAATTGTCGCACAGAATGACGCTGCCGCCGCGCTCAAAGACATTGACCAAGGCAACATTCGAACCGAATACATCAACGACGATGAGATGATGCGCCAAAAAGCAGGTAAGCGCAAAAACGCATACACATTTGCGAAATCCTCTTTCGCTACACCTACTGTCGCCGCACCTACTGTCGCCGCACCTGCTGTCGCCGCACCTGCTGTCGCTAGACCAAGAGACATTGCCGCACCTACTGTCGCTACACCTACTGTCGCCGCACCAAAAGACATTGTTAAAAACACAAAAGCCGTCGAATCCATCAAGAAGGTTAACAAGGCGCCTCAACAGATGGTTGGGCGCGGATACACAGTTAAGAAACCTTCTGTCGTTGCACCTCAACAAAGCCAAGGCAACGCTAAAGCTCAATCCACCACGAAGGTTAACAAGATGCCTCAACAAAGCCAAGGCAACGCTAAAGCTCAATCCACCACGAAGGTTA